ATGAACAGTATTTGTTAAACCGGCATCAATCCAAAACATGTATTCGGAATCAAATTTGTCTAAAATTTTAGCGTCATGAATTAAAAATATTTTACTCATAACTAATGGGTTATACATTTCTAATTTAGCTTGAGTAGAATCTGCTAACCAACCTGCTTTATTGTACCAATCAGGGTTTGTTCTAATGTTTTGTATTTTATCAAAATAATTGTTTGATTTAAACCAAGACACGTCTCTTAAAATAAATTGAGTGTTTGATAAAGAACGTCTTTCCGATACAAATTTTTCTAATTCAGAATCCCCAAAAATTATTAAATTATTATCAATTTTTAATAATTGGTCTAACTTTTCTAAATAATGTGAAAACGTTCTAGACCAACCTTCGGTAAGTTCGTCTCTTTTAATATTCCATAAACCTGTAACAAGTGTAACTGACATATTTATTGTTTTACTTTACATACCCATGCAATGGTATTAAAAATTTCTTGATTATAAGAAATTAAATTATTTTTTTCACATGCCTCTTGGATGTCTTTATCCTCAATTTCATGCCAATTCCAAATTTTCATATAAACATTTTCTTTAAATGTTTCTTTATTTTGTGAATAATCATGCGCCATAATAAAATCATTATTTTTCATATAATTTGATAATATTTTAAATTCATGAATTTTACTGCCCCCATCACAAAGTATTAATGTCATACCATCTTGTTGTATGAAGTCAATCACCTCTTGTTTAACTTCAGTATAATGATGGTTAAAAACATTTTCAACTCTAACATCAATACCTTCATTTATCATATCATTATACCAATCTTTAAAGTGGATATCGTATGATAATATATTACATGGGATGTTTAATCTTTTTGTTGCGTAATTTAAAAATGATGTGAACCCACCTAACGATGTTCCAATTTCTAAAATTCTTAATGGTTTAATTTCATTTAAAAAATTATAAAAAACCTCAAAAGCGTTTGGGTTTTGTTGTGCTCCCCAACCATCATAAGTTGATATGCTGTCGTTATGTTCTAAATTTGATTTTTTGTAAACTTTATCTTCGTATTCCATATTATAATTCTACTATTTTTTTTAATAAATTAAACTCTTTAAAGTATTTTTCTTTTATTTTTTTTAAACCATTAATTTTCTGTTGGTATATTTCATCTGCGTTTTTTTCAACATAATATAACAATTCATTTATTTGATTAACATCATTAATATTTTCAATTAATATATAACCATCTTCAGGATATATTTCTTTAATATTTTTACATCCAAAATAAATTGGAATTGTATCGGTTAAAATATTGTCATAGAATTTTTCACTAATCCAATTGTCTTGATATTCATTTTCAATAGATAAATTAAATTTATAATCAATTAAAGCATCGTGTCTTTTTTGGCTTCGGTTTCCTCCGTTAAACACATCAACAAAATTTAAATTTTCAATCATTGATGCGATTTTAGTTCTTTGTGGGTATACACATGTTCCACCGTAATTTAAATCTGTTTTGGTGACAGAAGATGAAATATTTTTACTTTTAATAAAATTTGTTGAAATTAAATTTTCATAATTCCAAAATGATAATGGGTCCATCCAAGGACCTCTTCCACCATAAAAAGTATGTGCCAATGTTTCAATACAAGTACCATTATATAGTTCATTTTTAAAACCAAAAATAACAGTACCATCATTAAAAGTTTTTTGATGTGAACCATTCCAACTTGGCTCATGCGGAAATACGTATGATTTTTTACCTTTTTTAATATCAGAACAAACGTGATTAAAAAATACTATTATGTCGTATGAATCATCATGAACAAACTGAATGTTTGTTAAATCAATTTCTGGAGTTTTAAATTGTTTTAAAAGTCGTTCTGTGATATTTTCAGAAGTATCCCAGTTACCTAATACTTTAATCTTGGTCATAAATTATTTTTTCAGTTACACCATTTTCAACATTACGATTTAAATTGTTACTTTCAGTTAATGGTTTAATGTATTGACTGTTAATTTGTATAAATTCATTTAACTTGTCTTTATGAACACAAACATGGTCAGATGGATAATGGTAGTCTAAAAAATAAATGTAATAATCCAGACTTCTTAATTGTTCAAACAATTCAACAACACCATAATTAAATTTCCTAAGTTGGTGGTCTTCCATTTCAATAATAATTGTTGGCTTAGAAGTTGTAATAGTATTTTTAGACCCTTCTAATACATATTTTTCATATCCTTGTACATCAATTTTAATAAAATCAACTTTTGGGAATTGAAATGAGTCTAATGTTTTAATTTCAATGGATTCTCCACCAATACCAACACTTAAATCACCCATGTTAATACTTGGATTATTGTAGTCAATTGGTGACATTTCTTTAGTTTCATTAGTGTTACCAATACCACAATTAAATAATTGAATGTTTGAAATGTTATTTTCAACAATACTTGTGTTTTGGATGTTATGAATAAGTTTTTGAGGTTCAAAACTATAAACTATGTTACAAAATGGAGAACTTTTAATTGCATGCCACCCATAATTACTCCCAACATCCACGAATACTGAATCTAAATTAAAATTTCGTTTTAATAACTGTGTAATATGTGGTTCCCAAGATTTTTGATTAAAAATACTCAAACCACACCAATCATTTGGTAATGTGTTAATTATGAAATTATCCGTTTCTACTTTTAAAGTATTCATATTATTAATTTTTTATTCTTTATTTCCATTAAAAATAAACCCAAAATCATGTTCTAAATTACCATGTGGTAAGTCCAACATGTTATCATAACCAGCATATTTTGCAGAAATTCCCATCTCAAACCCATCACCCCAACTACCATCACCACCGTTTTTACTTTGTAGTATTGAATTTAACTCACACCATTTATTTGAAAATTTCTCAAGTTTTTCTTTGTCATATTTAAAAATTAAAAAATGTTCACTTGGTAAACAAGATTCCATTAATACATCGTTATCACTCCAATTTAAAACTTCGTACGAATTAATTTTGTGTTTAAATAATGTGTTACCCGTTGTTTTATATTGAAAAACTTCATTTTTTAAAACACAATTAAGTCTTGTGGCCAACCAATCATAAGAATCAATTAAAGACTTTAATTTATTTTCAGAATCCTTATTCCAAAAATTATGTTTCATATCCCCGTCAATGTAAAAAATAACGTCATACCCTTCAGGTAAATCTTTAAATGACAAATATTTTAAATTATAGTTAAATTCAACATCACCTCTATACATAAAGACAGAATCATTAGGTATATTATTCCTTACGATAAGTCTACTATTGTTAATGTCGTTATAGTATTCAACTTTATTTGTTGTTAGTAAAACGTCATGTTGGGTGTTTTTTAATATTTCTGATATTAGTTTTTTTGATGATTTCAAATACGATTCAACCCCTGTTGAAATTGCTAAAAATGTAAATAATATTTTCACGATAAGAATACTCTGTTAAATTTGTCCATTATTATTTCAGGACTAAACTGTTTATAAGGTAAATCATAATTATCATATTTTATATATTTTGAAAGGTTTTCAAATATATCAAATACGTCTTCATATCCTTTGTATATGATTGCTAGTTCTTTTAAAATCTCTATGTGGTTATTTTCACCTGAAAGACCATAAGTAATGATTGGTTTATTAGACAGGGCGAATTCTGATACGGCCAAACCAAAAGTTTCACCACCACTTCTTGCGTGTATCATTGCATCACAAGCATCAACAAACGCAGATTTTTCTTTTAAATCATAATTCCCTGGAAAAAATTTAACTTGTGGATGTTCATCAAATGGTGTAAAATTCATAAAGACAAAATAAACATCATCACGTTTTCGTACTACATTTCGTATCGCGTTTTTAACCGACTCAATGTTAAATTCAGTTGACCCTCCGTACCCACCAAAAACGGTGGCGTTTAATGGTATGTTATTTTTTTCTCTAAAATTATATTCCGATGTTGGTAATTTTTCACAAATATGTGGTAAGGAATGTGTTTCAGGATTATATCCTTGGTCTTTGGCCAACCAATCCGACACATAAAAATATTTGTGTCCGTGTGGTTCGTTAAATCTAAAAACCGCATGAACTAATGTTGGGATTTTTGTTAAACAATACCCATCATTAGCTCCCATTTTAATAAGGTATAAATAATCAAAATTGTTTTCTACCAAATAATGTTCGTAATCCCACCATTCCATAACAACAACCTCAAATCTTTCTTTAAATTTTTCAAATGCTCCCATGTCTTTATTGGGAAATGTGAAGATAACACTTTTATTACCTAAAATTTCTTCATTATATTTTGCATATTGAAATAGGGCAACTTCGGTACCTCTTATACTTAATTGATTACTGTGAAATGCAATTTTTTTCATAATTTAATCTTAATTAAGATGTAGATATGTTATTTTTTTATTCATTATAAATTACCTGTAATTCTGTCACACCACCCTTTTGATTCTGAATGAGGCCAAACCACCCAATATTTTGGTTTTTGAGTTGTTGGGAACTCCCTCCATACTTTACAGTAATTATCGGGGTCATTCATCATACGTTTAATTTCATTTATATCAGCGTCTTTTCTAAAAATTGTTTCATCTTTTTCAGTATGAAAAGCGACAACCCAAAAGTCATAATCTTTTTCAGGGACTTGATGAAATCCAATATCTATACAATGTTTAAAAATACTTGAAAAACTATTAATCCACTCTTCTTCTGTTTCGTAAATAGTTGGGTTTGGTGGGTAATTTTTATCTAACGTATGTTGTTGTATTGCTCTTTTTGAAAATAATAAACCTGAATATATTTCATAATCTTTTAAACTTCTTTCAGAACCAAATCCATATTTACTAAAATCCATTGTGATTTCTTCACCATCCATACCAAAAAGTTGTCTGTTTTTTTTATGTGATGTGCTATTTTTTATTCCCCATTCTTTATCATCGTCCCATTGTTTTGTTCTTCCTTTTCTTGTATATTCGTGCCAAATTGCAACTTTATGAGGATGAAATAAATCGTATCCGTGAGTAAACGCTCTAACCGCAATTGAAATTTCTTCTCCATGAAAATAAAATTCTGGGTCATGTTGTACTTCCACAGAAAATTTTCCTAATGTGAAACAGAAATGAGCCGAATAAAATCTAGCGGGTACTGGTTCTTTTAAATCTTGCCATCCTGGGATTGATTCTGGTAAGAAAAACACGGCCCCTTCTGGAATAAATCTATCAAACGCCATTCTCCAAGGTTCTCTAATTCTTTGTTCAGGGTCATTTTCCGGATTAAAAGATGAAACATAACCAGTTAAAAGAGGTTTTTCAAACCCTTTTTTTTGTAATTGTTTTATCATTTTAATAAAAGTCTCATCCCAATTTTTTTCAAATCTCATATGAGAATCGATTTGTAATGTATAATCTTCGCCACCATAAAGTTGTTGGACTTGATTTCTTGCCCAACATACCCCTTTTGATTCGGAATATAAAACATCCGTAACTCTAAATCTTTTATCGTTTTTATATTCATCTAACACATCAAATTTATCATCCGGATGATATTGCCTACAAATACCAATAATTAATTTTTTTGGATTTTTAGCATTTTCAATCATACTTTTTAAAGTAGGGATTAATTGAGGGTCTCGATAAGACGCAATTTGGACAAAGATGTTATTCATGTTTAATAATTTTATAAAATAATAACTAAAAATAGAATAATGTGTACATTTTTAAAAAATTATTTTGACATAAATTTGTCCAATAAAATAACAATTGATGTAATTAAATGGGTGTTAATGTAGGTTACTCAATTTCATACGAAAAATCATCGGTTTCGCATGGATATATAAAACAATCTGGACAATCAGGGTTAAACATCCCAAAAAAAGGATTGTTTATTTTAAAATTATGTTTAATTTCTGGAGAAGATAAAGGCTCAACGTACATTCTGAATTGTGAAATACCCCCATCAAAAGAACCGGCAAAATTTTGTTCGATTAATATATTAGTACTTAACCCACTTAAAGTTGTTCCACTTAAATCCGAATTTGGTAAACATTCTGGGTCTTGAAAAAATGGCGAAGACAATCCAGTTAAATTTTCTCTAAGTCCTTGAGTTCCTCCACCCCAAGAGATATTAAATGGAACTCCAAGTTGTTTTTCTTTTTCTGTATTTAAAGCTCTTGGTATAATTTCTTCAAAATCTTCAATCGTATGAAAAAGTTTACCATTCACATAAAATTTTAATTTTCCTTTTCTATATTTTTTATCAATCAACCATCTTTCATTTAGATTAACAATTTCAATTTTTTCTGGGGTTTTACCATCTACATCTGTATAAGGAACGGTTATTAATGATTGACTATTATTAACTAAAGATTCTAAAAATTCTTTTTTAGTAATATTATCTAAACCTCCTTTATATTTTAAATTACAAGTTTCAAACCAAGTATATCTTTCCCAAACAGCGTTAAATTGGAACCAATGTTCTTGTTCAAGAAAATAAGCATTAATTGATTCGCAATAATCATAAATTCTATTTGTAGAACAATATTCATTAATAGTATATCCGGTACTATATGTTATTCCAGTTGTCGAACAAGTTCCTGTTGTAACGCAATCACCAGTAAATCTTAAAACTTTAACACAAATTTTAGGGTTTTTAACGTCTCCAGATAATCTAAATGACATTGAGTTTGATATGGAATCATATAGTGGGTCAGTTTCGCACGTATTTTCAATTGATGTAAACCCAGTATAACATTGTTCACAAACAGGACAATCCGGAGTATGTGTTGAACAAGTTGGAGTACATAAAGGGGTTGTCGTCATACATAATGTTGTCGTTGAACTAGGGGTTGGAGTTGGAGTCGGTGTTAATTCAACTTCAGACTCACATATATGTGTTTTACATTCCCATCCGCAAGTTTCACACGGATTATTATGACAATCACACCCACAATTGACTTGTACTGATTTATTTACATCTCCATTACAAACTGGACACCCGTAACTTAAATGAGAGTCATGTACCCCATCCTTGGACCTTTGAGGGTACACAAATAAACATCTTGAGTTTGTTATATTTCTGTTACAACATGCACATGTTTCAAAATTTTCCATTCCTTCGGTTACTCTAGTATAACCTGTGTAACATTTTGGATTTCCGCTAGCATAATGGTAGAATTTATTTTCGGCTCTTGTTCCAAAATAAAAAAAAGTATTTTTATTATCTGGGTAAATTTCATTTAATGTGGTTTGTCCGGTAGATGGAAAATATTCATCAATAAGTCTTGGTTTTAAAATCATTTCAACGGTCCAACCTTTATTGACTCTTTCTGGAAAAATTTCATAATCATACCCAAATAATTTATAAAACCCTTGATAAAAACCACCATATAAATCATGATAATGCCCTCCATAAGGTACGGATTTACTTACAATTTCATACAAAACGGTTTTATCAAAACCAGAAAAAGAATTATTTTGACTGGTATAACCTGTTATTTGAAATAATTTAAGTTTTTTATCGTATGATAGTCTATTAAACATTACTTCATCGGATAATACTCCATTAGTAAACGT